GTATGAAGTTACTAACCGCAACACAATGCACGTGAGGATGATGTCTGTACATCTGTTCCTCAACTGCAAGGTCAGACCAAATCATAGTAGTTTTACATTCTAAAACAAATGTGCCACCAAGCATACCCTGGCGCATTAGTTGCCTCCATACTTTGGGGAGTTTAGAATTAAGTATATCCAGGAGATTAGATCTAGCTGCAGATGGATCTCCTGGATAATAATATTCGTTCATCAATGCAAACGTAACTAACTTGGGAAAGTTGTACGTTCTATTGAATGCACCAATACCAGCAGACATGCGGAATACTTGCGCTATTCTTTTGCGCATACGTTGAACACGTTTCTTACGTGCTTCACAAGATTTACACCTCTCAGGGAATCTGAGGTTAACGTACTTCTCGTAACCAGAAACGCGATTAACTAACTTCTGGTAATCGTCTGCATTATCTCTATCGGGGATGTATGGGCACTTGGGACAAGTGTATGCCCATGATTCCTCTTTACTAGTTAAAGGGGACGAAATTATGGTGATGGTACCCACCACCGGATCACATTCTGGCATTCCTCCAGAGTGTGCCATCCGGAGGCCCCGCAAAAAGGACATTGCTCGACAATTGTTCTTTGAAATATAAAATTATTATACTGGCTTTGTAGTATGCGGCGCATATCTCAAGACGTATAATCAATGTTATTGGGTTTTACCCCAGTCATGATAGGTTAGTACTATTAACGGCCTATCATAACAGGGTCTTATGACCGTAGAAAATTGTGCTGTTTTACAAAACGTAACTGCAAATCATTTTGTGTCTCTATCTGACACAATGAGTAAGATTAATCATCGACTTTATCGAATGACAAGAAAATATTTTGTAGATGTTAAACTACATAATCCATCCAGGGAAACACTTACTTCTGTGTATGTACTTAACAACACCTGGATGTTGGAAAAAGCAGTAGCGTATGCACGTGCTGCATACGAAAAATCTGTAAAAGAAGAAAAGAAGCTGCTAGGAAAACAATTAGCACGCTGGCATGATTTTAGGCTAAATCTAAATCCAACTGATGGAAACGTACAAGCGTTTACATCATTACATCCAACGTTAGTAAATGCAGATTCTATGGCTGCATCAGCATTAACATCAGGTGATTTCCAAGTATCAGTATCACGTGATGAAGACTCAAACACCGCTTACACATTTGGACTATGGGAAAGCGGAAGTCAATATAATATATTGAAAGAATATGAAAAGAGTGGATCAACTGAAGATTCACCTGACGATATTGAAGCGATTGCGCCATACGAAGCAATTGATGATGAAACTAGCACTACAACTTTTGTAGAGCTACAACAACAAGGAAACGAACCGCCGTACAATAAAGATAGCATGAATGACCAACAACTGTTTAGGCATGTAGGTGATCTATTCACCGCTGCAAATGGTACCCAGAAATTAAGCACAGGAACTATTTGTGCACCATTAGGCCTTGTCCTATTGGTATCTGATGGAGGAGCACCATCTACTGTGTGTGTTCACATGAAGAAAGGTAAATACAAAGGATTAGCAAGCGAGGCTATGTCATGAATACAGAGACTGTTGTAACAACTGGAAAATATGCATCGATTATATCTCATATCAAAAATAATCGAATCGAGTATCTGGTACTCGCTGTGTTGGCGCACCTCGTCGGAATCACAGACAAAATTATATCACAAACTAATGGAGTGTGTTTGTGAATGGCTCGATTTAGAAGAGCCATGAGAAGGGGGAAAACATATGGAAAAACCTTCAGAACAAAAGCAGGAAGACTTGGCCGCTACGTCTACGTTGGTGGCAAAAGGGTTGCATTCGAAGCCGTCCGATCAGGCGTACGAAGAGCAATCGCACAAGAAACCTACAGACGCACAAGAAAAGCCTTCAGAAAGCGTCGTTATTGAATGTTCAAAATGTCATTCCTCAGACATTAACACAATGTACATCGCTGGCCACGATGTGCTACATTGTATTTGCAACTCATGCGAATTTGAGTGGATAGAATAACACCTCAATTATATCTTCAGAATAAAAACAAGTTTGGAGGTTTGCACGGAGTGCAAATTAAGCCAAACGTCACACAATTCCATTAATTAAACATTGACAAAAGGTGGCATTAACTTCCATGTCACCGTGATAACAACGACACTCTGGTTCAAACTTACCAGATGATCGCATAATACCAAAGGTACGTGCCCTAACGTTATCTTTGGAAATATATTTACCAATATAATCAGCTACAGTATTAATGGCTTTAGCCGCTTTAAGATTAATACGACCTAAGCCCATAGGCAATAGTTGCGCTGAATATTCTACAATCTTTTTGTGGTGTATGAAGTTACTAACCGCAACACAATGCACGTGAGGATGATGTCTGTACATCTGTTCCTCAACTGCAAGGTCAGACCAAATCATAGTAGTTTTACATTCTAAAACAAATGTGCCACCAAGCA